TCATAAGACATCTTAAGACCCATTGCTCTCAACTTATTCTTTGCAAGATTGATTTTAGCAGGCATTGACCTTGGATCCTCTTCCTTTGCAGGTTTAGAGTTTTCATCCCAATATTCTCCACCAGCCTTACACTCTTCTCTCGTCTCATCTTTATCACAGGCAGGACAATAACGCATCGTTCCTTCATCTTCGGCAATAGTATCACCTTCTAATTTATGAGATGCTGCGATTTCTGCTCCACCTCTAACTGCTCTCATTTTATTCTGAAGAATTCTCATCTTCATCATTTTATCTTTCTTACCCTGCTGTGCGGCAAGTTGCTCTTTTTTCTTCTCATCTTCTTGCTGCTTCATAGAAGCATCCTGTTCGGCAATTCTTTGTGATTTAAGTAAATCAAGTTCGGCACGAATACTCTCACCAAGACTTGGTTTAATCTTTACATTATTCTTCCCCTTCTTCATTACATCAATTTTCTCATCACCATTCTCTTCTTTCTCATAAATGACTTCTTCTTTTGCCATTCTTTTTTTGGCAGATTTAGTCACATATTTTTCTTTATGGAAAGATTCTGGTTTACCACCATAAGAAGCTCTGACGGGTGCAGAACCCTTCACATAAGTTTCTTCTTTTGCAATTGCACTCCCAATTTTCTCCCGACGATTTTTTAAATAAGAATCGGTTTTATTTACTTTTCCATCATTATTGATATCACTATCTTCTTTACCAACAGGATCTAATCCTTTACCTGCCTTCACCTTAGCAGTCTTTTGACCAGTCTTATCGTAAGTATCTTCTTCTTTTCTTCCGGTAATCTCAACAGAAGAAATATTTGGATTTGACCTCAGTTCAGAAATTTTAGCACGATCTGCTTTTCTCAGATACTCTCTTCCAGTCTTCTTATCTTTTACACGAATTGTATACTTAGTATCTTCTGCTTCTTCTATGACTTCGATTTCTTCTTCTATCTTTCCACCACCCTCTACAAATACCTTAGCACAGATATTAGACAATGAGGATTCTACATCTACATCCACAAAATCATACTCTTCACCAATGAGCATTTTTTTGGCAAGCATCTTAACAGGACCAGGTGCCGATGATGTTCCCAACTGCTGCATATAAGCACGCTTCAATGATGCAGGATCTGCCTTTTGCCCATCTTTAAATTTACCCTTTACCTTGTAACGAGTATCATAGGCAAGCTGTCTCGCAGCCTTTCTTACTTTATCTACTACACCACCGGAAGGTTGAGGTGTCTGAGGAGCTTCTTCAAATACTTTATTACTCATCGGAAGATCTAATGACTCTTACTTTTTTCTATATTTATTTATAAATTGTTTGCCCCATTCACTTCCGGGAACCATTTTCTCCACATACTTTCTATGAGCATCAGTTCCTACAAGTCTTTGATCGGCAGGAACACCAGAAGGTGCATCATTATTTGTAATGTCTTCGGATACATCTTTAATCCAGGACTTAAACATAATCTTATCTTCGGTGACACAAATCAGGTAGTTAGTTCCACGACGAATAATCTTACCAACTAATCCTGTATTCAGATTTTCGACTATACTACCAACAGTATAAACTTTCTTTTTGATAAAGTTTTCACGAAGACTTTTCCAATCAAACTTAGGAGCAATCTCCCACATGTTCCACCCTTCTTTAATTTCCATCGCAGCACGAAGAGTATTATAAAGGTCTTTTGTTTGCTTACTATTCATCGTAGAAGGAATACCTTTACGGAATGCTGCAAAGTCTCCTTCTGCTGCTGCTTTTCTTTGCTTTGATGCAGACATTCCTTCTGTTCCTTCTGCATCAGGGTCTCTATCACCCGCAGAAAGAACCTCTACATTATCAAAGGCATAAAGTTTTCCATTATAGTCATTCGATAATCTTTCAAATTCCTGAACTCTATCTCCACCACCAACAATTCTTACATTTGTATATCCATCATTATGTGCCTTCTTCAGAACATCAAAGATTGTTCTATTCGCAGGATCATTTACAATCTTCTCACTATGACTAGGATACATCTGTCTCATTACTGAAACCTTTGTATCAGGATCTAATGGATTTTTTTTCTTATTCTGACTACGTGAAGGTACAATAATATAATCACCTTCATCAGAACTTGCAGCAACCTTATCTAATAGTTTTTCGTGTCCTGTTGTTGGTGGATTAAAACGACCAAATGTAACTGTCAGTGTTCCTTTTGTTTTTTCTACTGGTGGTGGTCCTTCTTGTGCAGGAGCATCTTGTGCGGCAGGTTGTTCTGGTGCTGCTGCTTTTTGTTGAGTCGGTTCTTGTGCCGGTTCTTTTTCGTATGTTGTTTGTGAAAGTTTCTTTTCTTTATCGGTTGATGGAGGATCCTGTTGCCCTACTCTCTGTCTCTTATTATAAAACTTCAGAGATCCTTTCTCTGTCTTCGCAACAAACTCCCCTTTATTATCATACCATCCACCATGGCCATCACCTTTCAGACCTAATCTTGCGGCCTGTTGTGATGCAGTCTCAAATAAAAATTGGAAGAAACTCTTCATTACTTGTTCAGTTGTTTAATTATAGATTTTTCGTTTGTAACAATGTAACTGAGGACACTCTTCCTCATTTTTATATATTTATCTATAATCTTATCTGCCTTGCTTGATGAGATTTTTTTATCAAAGGTCACATAGACATATGCTAGAAAGTCATTATACTTCCTTTTGGGTGCCTTTGAGTCCGTTTCAAAGGATTGTAATAATTCTTTAACTTGTGGGTTCATTATTCTAACTTATAATAAGGTGAAGATAAAGAAGATCTGGAGTTGGCATACAAATAGAAATCCTCACAGACTTGATTTACTTTATTTTTTGGTATTGACTCTACTTTTTCTCTAAGTGCAATACAATGAATTTTTGAATATAACCACGCATCGAAAGTGCCTTGTTTTTGCTTTTTAATTTGAAGATCATTAAATTTTGATTCAGTATATCCCTTTGAATATTTCTGTAGTCCCACCTTTACGTCTGCAATTATCTTAAGTTTTTTTGTATCATTCTTTATCTGATTAGCATAATCAGTTGGGATTGGAGATTCACCATGTATTTTCAAAAGTAAATTTACAGGACCTAAAGATATTTTTCCTTGATTTGCCTTGGTTCCTTTTACTTCTCCCTGCCATCCAGTCAATGATTTACTTCCACCAAAAGATCTAAATTGTATTTTAGTTCCATCATTATATTTCAGGTATATATCAATACTATCATAATTCATGTCAAATCCAGAATATTCTTTCTCTAAAGTATCCTTTTTATCAAAATTCAATAATTTTAAACTAGCATTCTTAGACATCTTTTTCAAAGAAACTCCGAACATTACAGGTTTCTGGGGATTTATTCTTTCATTCATGCATTGATTTAGTCCTTTAATAGATTGTTCATCCTCCAAACATTTAGAATCATATCCAGGTGTAATAACATATATGTCTGCAGGAGACCACTTATTAATATCTAACCTAATTCCTTCTTTCTTTTTTATTCTCTTGAATTGATTTTCGATGTGATTAACAGCATTTGATCCCCTATGAAAAACTATTCCTTGCTTTATTTTTCTAAATTTATTCCACAATTCATTGGCTCCCAATAAAGAAGATGCTATCCAATCATCAGTCAATTCGTTTAATATCTTATCAACATCTTCATCAACATCAAACTTAGATTTAAATTTTTGAACATTATCGGGAGTAATATCAGAATGTTCAATCTCTCTACCAAGACCGAATGCCACCGCAGCATAAACTGCCTGAGCAGATTCTGCCATTTTTGTTAGTGCTGCTCCTGCACCAGATCCTCCACCCTTTTTAGGTTTGAATACAATATTTAAATATGTTGATGGACTTTCAGATATTTTTAATCCATCAAATGTAGACTTAGGAACTTTTGTTTGTTCTACCTTTATATTTCTTTTCTTAAACTCTGTCTTTATTTCTTCTCTAGCTTCAGACCTTTCCTTCGAAAAAACAAATAAAGTTGTAACTCTTGCTCCAGCACTTTTTACTTCAGTTTCATAGTCTTGAAGAATTTCATTAAGAGCTAATAAAGTTTCAGCAATTGTTGCCATAACACTTTTTTAAGTATTTAGAATGAAGTTATAATCCTTTGAGATAGTCCTTCTCTTTTTGATATGGAACTATCTCACCAGTATAATGTTTCCATCCTTCTTGAATATCTGGAATTAACCATTGGTCAACCCGATAACAATATTTCCAGTTCACAGGTTGTATACAATTCATCACAACTACCGTCCAGAATGATATGAAATAGTTGAGAATTGTATACATTATTCTTCCTTAAGTGCCTCTTCAATTTGTTCATCAAGACTTACAATTGCTTGACGAATATCAATCACACGTTGCGGACAACATGTAGGATCATAAGTATATCCTTTTATATCAGTAAATAATGACTGACGAACTGCTGCTGCCTGATAGACAGATAGTTCTAATGTTACTTTTTTATCTTGACTCATAGGTCTCCCTCAACACGGTTTTCAGAATGATGGACATCAAACTCACCACCAGGATATCGTGACTTGAGTTTATCAACATTCATCTCAATGATATCATCAAGAGAAATATTGAGACCCATACATGCCTGTGCAACATACCACATAATATCACCAAGTTCACGTTTCATATGAAACATATTTTCTTCGGTGACTGGTTTACCCTGAAAAATAATCTTCTTTACAATCTCGGTAAACTCACCTGCTTCGGCACACATACCAACAGAGGCAGTGAGAAGTCGGTGTGTTTCAAATCCTTCTCCACGAAGTTCTTGGATACGATACTCAAAGGCATCGGCATCTTGACTGGGTTGAGATGTGACGGCATTCACAAACTCAAGATATGCATCAGTGTTTACATTACTCATAAGTCTAATTTGGGTTGTTCGGATTGTTGTATTTGTAATTTTTGTCCTTGGA